CTAATATTTTTAGAGATTTTGGTATAGATTTACGAATCTTTTTTTGTTCTTCTTTTTCCTTCTTTTTCTTTTCTTTTTCAAGATCTTTATATTTCTTTTTAATATCAGATTTCATTTTTGAATATCTTTCCTTCACATTTTTAATCTCTTCTTTCATTTGAGCATCAATCAAAGACAGTTCTTGTTCCATTTTAACTTTTATTTACTTTATCATTTTAATTTTAAATCAAATTTAAATTATTCAAGATTAATATAAAAGAAGGAAGAATACTAAACAAAGAAATAATTTATAAAAGATTTATTTAACCAATTTGTGTTCTATTTCTTCCAATTATGATATTCCCCTTTAATCTTTCTATTTCTTAATGAAACAATAATCCTTTAAATCAAAATTGCTCATTGTACATGCCAACATTTAATTACTCTAAATTATTTAGTAGAATATATAGGTCGATATAGGTCTTTTTTCCTTGCGCGCTCTCATAACATCACCTTTCCTTTCATTAGGTCCGCCAGGGCAGGTACGAAAACTACAGTCCTTTCCGTTGTCATTACACACCTCCGTAGCCTTTTCGTGGAAGTTGCAGGAAGAAATGATTTTATTCGGCAAAGTAGCCTGGAGATCTAACGTTTTACATTCCTGAATAAAAAGGGGAATTTGAGAGAAAATCCCTTTATCTATAATCCTCTTGAGAAATGCATCTTGGCTGCTCAAACTTTCCTGGTCATAACGGTTGAGAACAGTCATAAACGATGTTAGAGAGCATGGGAGGCTTTCTATTTCTTCGGATGTTAATTCTTTTCCTTGATATGCATTAACCATTTTCCTAAAAAGATCCAAGTTTTGGGTGCACTCATTGCACGCAGAAGATGGTTCCAGATTCGCCACTCGGTCTATTTCGTCTTTTTGTGTCTTGTATTCGTTAAGTGTAGTGATTGCATTATCACATGCTGTGGGGGGGAAATTATGCGGGTCGAATGGGTGGTTTATTGGGTTCCCACACGAAGGTTTGGAATTGTCATTTCCCAAATAAGGGGTATTCATCTTGGGGTTGAAAGGCCATGGCTTTGAAAAGCCAAGATCGACAGTCCGCCACGCCTTATTAGCCCTCCTAGTCGCCGCCTCCACCAACGCCGCTTGATCATCCGTCGACTCCGTATCCACACCCTCTTTAATATCAAAAATAGCACACACACTTTTATAATTATAACCTATATATACTAATATACAAGCTGCGATAATTATAAATATATTATCTTTAATATATTTATAAACTTTATTGAAAGATAGTTTCATTATATTATATTATATATAATTTTTATCTATACATATTTTTATGTTTCCTAAATTATTTTCATAACTAAATATTAAAGGAAAATTATCTTTTTTATATATATTTATTTCATTACACCAATCTGTAAAATATCCACAATATTTCAAATATTTTGATAAATATCCTTTATATCCATAAACTATAGACATATTATCATCTTCTACATCTAAATCAAACATTTCACATTTATGTTTTTTCATATTTTTAATCCATTCTATCAATATTTCTGATTTCATTGTCCATATTCTATCAAATGTTTGTGGTTTTATGTTTTGCTTTTTATACCATCTTCCTATATTTTGTATTTTATAATTTGTAGGATATTTATCATCATTATCTAAACACCAATATTCCGTATCTTTCTTTTTACTTATTGTTAAATATGAATCATTTCTAATATTTTCTAATACTCCCCTAATTCTTTTCAAATCAATATGTAATTGATAATCTTCAACTACATAATATTCTGAAAAGATTTTATCTTCAAACTTCCCATGAAATAAAATATCATCTTTTTTATCCATAATTATAATCTTATCTTTATAGAGATTTAATGTAGTTATATCTAAGATCTTTGACAAATTAAATAATAAATATTTAATAGGTTTTGAACATATAGTTATTTTAAATATATAATCATCCATATTATTATCTGATCTTAATTTATTTTAAAGTATGTTATATTATATGAATAAAATGAAATCATCTTATTCTATAATGACTCTTAATATACATAATTTCATGAATTATGAAATGAATGATTCTTTATCAGATATTCAATCTTTAATTCAAGCTTATGATATTATTGCTCTTCAAGAAGTATATGATAAAAAAAAACTTCATATTATTACAAAAGATTATAATTATTCTTATAATAAAGGAATCCTTTTGATGACTAAATATCCTATACAACTCATATCTAATAAATCAAATAAAGAATCATTTACATCATTAATTATTCATTTACCATTACATCAACCTATATTTGTTACAAATGTTCATTTAAATTATAAAGATGAAAATATCAGAAATGAAGAAATCGATGAAATCCTTGATAAAATAAATACATATTCTGATGAATATCAAAGTATATTATTAGGAGATTTTAATGCCCTTACAAAAGCAGATTATTCACTCAAAGAATGGGCAGAAATTTACAAAATCAGAAAATATGGACAATGGGAATTACCTGTCCATGAACTCACTGATAAACTTAATATTGAATGGTATGATTGTGGTAAAAATGATAAACATATTACTTGTAGATATAACACTCGCATTGATTATATCTATACTAAAAACCTGAATATTCTTTCATATAGTGTCATAGATACTATTCCTTCTATTAGTGATCATAATTTAGTTCAAATACAATTTCAATAAATTTGATTAAAGATAATCCTTATTGTATTAATATAATTCATTATGAATAAATCAAAAAGCTCCCCATGTTTTGGTGTTGATCTTCAACATCATATGAGAAAATCAGCCAGTGAAGGAGACCTTTCTCAAAATGACTTTTATTTTGAAGAGTTCTTTGAAGGAGATGGACCTCTTGGAATTGTCTTTGGTCAAAATGAAGATGACTCTCTATATATACAGAAAATTATACCAAATACAGTCGCATCAGAAACATATGGAATACAAATTGGTATGAAATTAGTTGAAGTATCAGATTTAGAAATAGATTCTATGTCGGCGAATCGCATCGAAAGATATATTACTAAAGAATGGTCTCAAAATAATAGGATTTATATGAAGTTTAAAAAAAAGATTTATACAGAAATTGTATCATTTTTGAATCGATCAGATCTTTTCCATTATTATGATAAGTTTGTTGAATTAGGTGCCTATTCTCTTCAAGATCTCGAATATATTGAAAAAGAAGATCTTATCAAAATGAATATGAATACAGAGGAAATATCACGTTATTATTCATTTTCTTCATTTTCTTCATAATCATATTTTTCCCACGGATAACTCCAATCACACTTTACAAGATCTTTCATTTTTTCAGTTTCATTTAATTCCATCATTAATGATAATATTTTTTTATTTTCAGTCTGTTTTTTATCTGATAAATCTAATAATGACTTACCATATGCTACATTATTTGTAAATTGTTGAACTCTTTGTGTAAATTGTTTTTGTTCATTCATTATTATATTCTCTATGATTTTATTCTTCAATAAACTTAAATTTGATGTTGAAGATCTTAGTTATTTAAACACATTTAATACAGATATATTACAAGAAACTTAGAAAAACTTAACTTCACTTAACTTAATACATAAACTTAACAATGGATCCCGTTATTTCCTATCAAAACTTCACACCCTCAGGTAACCCAAGCTATATAGACCTTGCCGCAGCAGTTTCATCCGGCATCAAAGAAGAAATCATCCTGGATCTTGCAGAACCAACCGCTATCCTCTTTATCCCAGCTACACCAAATGAACTCGGACAAGGCGATGTTGCCTCTAACTTCCGTTCAAAGATCTCTCCATCAGTAAACAACGATGTCGTTGAGTCGTGGTTAGATGTTTTCAAAGCGTATAAGGCTGGATCACCTAAAAATCCTGTAGTAGTTACATCAGTTCCCAGATCAGAACGCAGATATACACTTCAGATGCTTGAATATGGAAATATTGTCATTAATGACAATATCACAATGAATGTTGATGAAAAGAAAACTAAAATATTTCAATCTTTCCTTGAAAGATTTGGATTCACATTCTCACATATGAAGATAGTGAGAGAAGCTTCGAAGGGGGCAAAGTATAACTCATATATGGCCGATATGATCGGATTTGTAAATATGATGAATTGGCATTTTCATAAAGAAATGTTTCAAAGTATTCATACACGACTTGAGCCCCACATTGTAACTCCCAATGATGTATATCATAGACAAGAGGTTAAGGGTCAAAAGATGCTTCAACCTGTAACTAAGGGTTCAAGGACATGGACACCAATGGAAGATTGTAATTATCTATACTTCAAAACTCCATCTTTTCCTAATAAACTGTATTCTCAAGAATATTTTCAGTTGAAAGAGGGAAGCATGGTAAAAACCTATTTTCAGATTTTTGAACTCCTTTCTGAAAAAGAAACTGGAGTAAAAAAGATGTTGAGAACATTTATGCTTAATATTCAATATAAACGGCTTTCTGACTTCTGGTTTAATGATGTTGATGATGGATTTACAATTCTAATGATATTGAATGCTTATCTAGGTGTTCAGCTTACACCCGAAGAAGAAAGAATTAAAGAAAGACTTGAAGACCTTAAAAATCTATGGATTACAGAAATAAATACAAAGCTTAATTCATTTGAACCAGAACCAGAACCAGAACCAGAACCAGAACCAGAAATATAAGTATATAGTATATGTGCTGTCTTAAAAAAAAATGTCATTGGTGTAAAAAAAGAAAAGAAGATGTTTGGACTATTAAAGTATGGTGTAAATATTATAATATGAATATATGTGAAAGTTGTTATGATCTTAAACGTCAAGGATTATTATAATTTTTTTTAATGAATCCCTATTATTATATTATTATCATCTCTTATAACTTTTATTTTGTAAAAAGTAAGAATATTTTCATCATTTTCTATATTTTCAGGCGAATAAAACTCCAGCATCCAAGATTTAAAATTATACCAACTATTTAACACTAATCTATCATATAATTTAATAACTCTTTGTGCTTCTTGTAGTGATATTCTTGACCCATCTTCATTTACTATGAAATTAGATCCAATTATTTGAAGAAAACAATGATTTAATTCTTCATTTGTAATATTATTTAGAACAATACTATTCCATCCTCTTGATGGATTCTTATTATTCCATATTTCCAGATAATAATCTAATGTTTTTTTATCTCTAATTTTTTGTACTTTTTTGCCTATCATCTCAAGTATATCATTACATAAATAAAACATATATATAATATAAATATTTCAGTTATAAATATATTTATATAATATATGAATAACTGGTTATATGCAAACTATCAAACATTAAGAGATAAAAAAATTAAAGAAATTATTGTACCCGGAACTCATGATTCGGGAGCATATGTCTTTAATTATGAATATACTGATAGTATGCATAATAAAAATAATCTTTTTAAAAATATATCTAAAATACCTTTTTTTGGAAAATGGTTTATTAATCGATGGGGATTATGTCAAGATAAAAATATATATGAACAATTAAATAGTGGTATAAGACTATTAGATTTTAGAATATATTATGATAGTATTAATAATAATTATAGATTAGCACATCGATTCCCATCAGAAAATATAGAGGATGTAATAAATCAGATAAATAATTTCTTAAATGAAAATCCGAATGAATTTATTTTAATAATATTTAAGGTCGATGAAGATAATAAGAAAAGTTTAACAAATGTTAATAAAGATAATTTTTGGAATATATTTAGTAATAATAATTTACAAAATAAAATCTATAGAGATGAGTATAATAGAAATTATACAAATATTACATATTCTGATTTAATAAATCAAGGAAAAAATATAATAATAATTGACAAAAATATGAGAGATCCCTATAATACAGAATCTTTTGATTATTACTATAGTCAATCATATACTACAAGTGCATATAAAAATATATCAACTGCTTTGGATCATTCTCAAAATTGGAAGTCAAAAATTAATAGTAAAAGATATAATATATTAAATACAAATATTACACCAGATATATTAAATATTGTACTTGATATTTTAAATATAATATTTACCATTATAATTATTATATTTATGCAATATTATTTATATCATTATTGCGGAACTTCAAAAATATTAAAAGTTATATTTATAAATATAATAATATTAGTATTTTATTTATTATTTTATTTTATATTTAATATTACAATAGGAAAAATATCTACTGTTATAGTTATTTTACTTATATCTATTTATGCATTTAAAAATCGTTGTATATCTGAAGATAATTTAAAAAACCCATTATTTGATTTAAAAGATGAAGCACCTCAAAATGTACTCCCGACTGAATCATCCTCAAATAAAGTACCATATATATTATTTTTTATGATGTCTATACTAATATTATTTAATATATACTACAATATACATTTTAACGATTTTCAAGGATTATATTATAAAGAACCAGGATATCAAAATAAATTTATAGAAGAATTGGAAGATAGCTGTGATAAAACTCAATCATGCAATATTTCGTGTGTATTATTTGATTTCCCCACTGAAGATAATATTCAAAAGATTATACAATTAAATAATATTTAACTATATTACAAAAAAAAATTATTTATCTATGATTTATCTATGATTTATCTATGATTTATCTATGATTTACACACTATTCAAATAATCATCCACATGTTTCAAACAAAGTCCATATTTGTTTGATTTTTCTTCTTTTTCTCTGACATTTTTTTTCAGCTTATTCATTTTTACAATCCAAGCAGAACGTTGTATTTCCAGTTCTTTTTCAGCGGCTTCAAGTTCTCTTATAGACTTTTCTAACTCTTTCTTTTTCTTTGTTCTGATCTTTTTAAGAGTCATTTTTTTGAAGTTTTTGTATTTTACATTTACTGATACATTTCCCAATGTTGTATAGTGATAATGTCTGACACATTGACATAGATTCTTTGTTGAAAGTCCTTTTGATTTGTTGTATTGTATCCATTCTTCTCTAATTTTTTTAACATATTCTTCTTGTTGTTCTTTAGGATGATAAGCAATATATCTATGTGATGGATAATTAATATTCATCACAGGTGATATAACATCTCTCCAACTGGAAAATCGGACACCATTTGGCAAACAGCTACAATGAAAGGGGTTTGAGATTGAAAGCCATCTTATTGAATCTGCTACAGGACACACCTCATTCGCTATCCACGATTTATCAAACTCATCTTTGTCTAAATTTCGCAGGGCTCTAGTGTGATATACTCTACCAGTTTCTTTGTGTGTGTAAGAAGGGAATGTACCCACATGTCTACTACTATCAGTAATCTTCGGCCTGGTTGTCTTTGAATATAAATATCTCCACACAGGTTCTTCCCCACATAAGTCTCTCAAAGAAGTACTAACCAATGCAAGGACTCCGATTTCTTTCAACCCAATAAAGGGTAAAATGTAATCTTGAAACACTTCCGATGGCATATCATTTAGAGTGTAAATACTCATATTATTATATTCTTTATGATAAAAAATATCATAATATTCAAATTTATTAAAGAAACTATTTACACTCACTAATAATCGTAATAATCTTCATCACTAATATCGTCAAGATCATTGCGAAGTTCATCATAAAGTCCGCGTTCTTGAGTATCGAACTCACAGATGTCTCCAGAGAATGAAATGCGTGGAATCGATGATCCTTTCCGAGAACACACTGATATATCTCCTTCATGATATTTACAATATCTCATCAATCCAGTCCTCATGAAATCCATCTTCATCCATATCTGTTTCCAGTTGATTCCACCAATTTCCGGTTGAATCGATTCCTCAGTCATTATATCAAGCCAACGACCCACCATCTTTCCAGTGACTGGAGGAAATCCATTCAATACATTGATCTTCCATCTTCCCTGAAATCCATGTTGATCTTGAACTCGTTTTGAGTCTGCAATCCAACCATGATTCAAGTAATGAATCGGTTGATACCGGTACATCTTTGAATCTTCGTCCCAGTATGTAAAGATGTATCTTCTCACAGATGTTGCTGTACTTGGTGATCCTTTGTGGTTTCTCCACCACTCTGTCCAGAAAGCATGCTTAATCTGTGT